TAGGTCATCTGAATTACCGAACCTAGCTTGAATATTATCAAGGTGTTTAGAAAACTCACGTACAAATAACTCATATCCGTTTATTTGTTCCCAAGCTCTATTACTTAATCCAAGCCTATCAGTATTATCATTTGAAGGATAGAAGTCGCCAGTGATAGTATGGATTGTGCCTGTAAGAGTAATTCCATTTGCAGTAGTCTCTAACTTTTTACTACCGTCGTAATAGAGTTCCGCAGCACCATCTGCGATAAACTGACCCATTAATTCATAGCTGCCAACAGTATCATTTTTAGCAAGCTGTAAAATAGTATTTGTATGAATTGCTAAGTTGCCAGAACCCTTTTCAAGAATATGACTATGGGTTCCATCATGATGTATTTCTAGATCATTACCATCACCAAACAACATCTTAGTGTTGTCACTAAACTGTCTGGCAACAGCATCTACCCAAGCAGCTCCGGTATAAACTCTAAACTTATTAGTAGTAGTATTAAATATTAAATCTCCAGCATTAAGACTGGTTGTAGGATCTGAGCTAACAATTCTATAAACATTAGCAAAGTTTTGTATTTGGTCTAAGTTACTTGCAGCTGTGTTGACACTGGTAATGCTTCCAGCAACTGTAGTTACATTAGAGTTATTTGCACTAACTACCTGTACATCATTATTAATGCCAGATACTGTTTGTACATGAGATGATATCCCTGCAACTGTAGCTATCTCATTAGGTATAGCAGATACAGCTGTAACGCTAGTAGCGTCAGGAGATAATCTGTGGAATGTATATGTGTGAGTTGTTCCTGTTGTTTCAACAATGACACCATAACCAGCGGGTAGGACCGTAGTACCTAAACCAGTAATAGTTACATCATTTCCTGATCCAGCTCCATCTGTTATTACAACTGAACCACCACTTGGTGTTCGTGCAGAGGATATGGATTTAATAGAGACAAGCGTACCTGTACCGTTATTAACATCAGGGTTTGTAGCCGGGAAACTTGTTTCGTTTGCAATAGGTACGAAACCACCTACATCATCAACTAAGTCAACAATACGTGCATCAATAGCAGCTGTTGTAGCAATAAAGTTATCACTACCAGACCATGTAGCTCCACTGGTTATAGTTTCACTACTGTCTTGTCTAAAGTATCTAGTATCTAATTGACCGTTGTTTAATTCAGCTTCAGTAAAATATCTATTATCTAAAGCTCCGTTATTTAATTCAGTTTCTGTGAAGTAGCGGTTGTCTAATTGACCACCATCTAATTCTGTTTCTGTATAGTAAAGATTATTTAGTTGTCCTCCACTGAGTTCTGTTTCAGTGAAATATCTGTTGTCTAACTGTCCCGCATCAAGTTCAGTTTCGGTGTAGTATCTGTTGTCTAAATTGACAGAACCAGCCGATGTAACGTGACCCTGAGCTGAGATAGTTATATCTTGTACAACATTTCCACCACTGTTATTAATGGTTGTGTTTGCACCACTAACATTGTGGCTTATAGTGACTTGACCACCACTCGCAGATTTTGATAAATCAGTACCAACTAAGACGTCAGATTCTATAGCAGTATCAATAGTTGAATCTAATGTTGTTTTATTGACACCATCAGTTCCACTTACTGGATTGCCAAGATTGGTGATTTTGTTATTACCAACATTAAAGTCACCTTGCATGGAATCTTCCCCAAGGGTACTCATAGCGTTGTTATCAACCTCTTGAGCAACGTATAGAATCTGGTCTATATTGTCGTTTAGATCTTCAGCCTTAATTGCAGATCCGGGATAGAATGTCGCCTTTTTATTGTCGTTATCTGTATCTCGGAATATTAAGACAGTAGCTCCATTAGCTGGAGCTGAGTTCATTTGTACTGTTGTAGCGTTGGCGAGAGAGTATTCAGTTGTCGCTTGCGTAACACCGTTAATTTTGACCTTAACGTCTGTTGTCGCTAAATATGGAAATGTAAAAGAGTATAGAACGGTATTTCCGTTCCCTGTGTATTGAGTTTGTGTGACAGCCATTTACGCTAAAAAAGTGTTTGACTGGGCGGATTATTTATTTGGGTAGGTTTTTAATTTTTTCAATTTCGTTAGTAAATTTATTTGTTAATTCGTAGTTACCTCTTTGTCTAGCCTTATCACCTAAGAGTCCTAATTGATGTTCTTGTTGTAATAAACTTGCCTTACCACCTAATGTTTCATCTTGTAGTAAAAGTAACCAAGCAGTTTTTTTTGCTTCTCTAAAAACTGGTAACAAATGTTTTGCATGTAATGTCTTTCTAGGTTCAAAGTTTTCCCCATTTTGCCTAGCATTTTCCATCCTAATAATTGATTCTTTTAACTCAGGATGTTTGGCAAATAATTCTGTTAGTTTAGCTTCTATATTTTGTTGACCCATATAGAATCTATATTTAGATTTAAGATCTGGATAATTTTCTAAACTTTCACCATTTGGACCTGTATTAAAAGTTTGTTTTAAATTTAATTTGCTTCTCATAAGCAATTCTCTTGTTTCATTAGAAACTCCAACATTAATATTGAATGGTAATGTTGCATTAATTATCCTTGTTAAAGGATCCCAATCTCTAATTATTTCGCCATTTAAAACATCATATCTGTAAGGTAACATTTTGTTTTCTGGACTAATGTCAGCCCATAAATTTCTATTACCTACACTTTGTAAAAATCCTGATTCAAGTTCTCTTAATCCCGGAGATAAAATTTTTCCAATTTCATTTCTTAATCCTCCTAATGGGACTTGATTATTAACAAAATTAGCCATTACTCTTGGAGCATCTTTACCTTGTGAAGTTAACAAATCAGATAATTGTAATATTCCAGCTAAGAAAGATTTATTTATTACGTTGGCACTTATTAAATAAGAAATCTTACCAAATTGATTTCCAACCCATTCATCTCCCATAACTTTTTGGGAATCTACAATATCTGCCATTAATCCTAATAGACCATTAAATGGTTCAAGAGCTTC